CGAAAGGTAAATACTGCATCATTGCGTAATGAATTAACATAGGTTGAATATAATCATTAACTAAAGATAAATAGTTACCAGTTAAATTATTAGCTACAATATCAGAACTAATTTTATTGTATAAATCAGTTCCTAAATAATTCTGTATATCTATCTGTTGTGCAATCTTAATGAATTGTATAAACTTGTCAGTATCTACATTGCCATCTAGAATACTATTCTTTACTAAATCCGTTCTACTTATGAATAATGCTGTTGCCATATCTTATTTTTTATTTACTTGATGGATATGCACCTCCGTTTGGCATATCTATTGGTGCTATTTTAGATTCTTTGCTTCCTCTTGGTTTTGGCTTATATGTACTTGGTATAGAATCTGTTTCATCATATTTAGAAATTTGTTTAGCACCTTTTTCTGTTTTTTTCTTTAATCTATATAATTGCTCAGACCAATAATGACCACACTGTTTTCCGCCTTTCCATTTAAATAAATCGTAGCTATTTCCTTTATGACCAAATGATTTATTAACCCCAGAACTTGATGCTTTATCAATATCTTCTAATCTATAAACAACACCCTTAGCAGTTCTTTGCATCATTGTTTTGCAAAAATCTCTTGAATTATTGCTATTATATTTCTCTGAATATTCGTATCTAACTTTATAAAAACTTTTATCTAAATAACTAAAGCCATTTGGTTTGCTTGTTACTACATTTGCTAATTTTTGTATAATAGATAACTTTTCTTTTATTTTAGATTTTGCCCAATCCTCTATGTTTTCGTTTTCTTCGCTATATTCTCTTGAATCTACTAACTCCCATTCTTCATCTATTTCTTCTCCCTCTAAAGCATCTAACATTTGACCATCAATAAAATCTTTATTATCTTTTGAAAGTTTAACACCAGTCTCTTCTTCTTTTGTTTCTGCATCTACTACATTAGTCAAGTCCTTAAATTCTAATGGTTGCAATGTCTTAAAATAAAGGTTTAAAGCAATATCATTGTAAGCTAATATATCATCAAAGGCATTTATTAAAAGTGTCTGAAATGGTCTAATAACTGTGTTATCCATTAATATAGAGGCGGTTTTTAACTCATCAGAATTATTACCTAATCCACTTGAATCTTTTACACCTAATAACATAGGGGAAACAACTCTGTGTGCTACCATAATTTTACGCATACTTTCATCAGAAAGAAATTGGTATTGGTTATGTGCATCACTTAACTGTATTGGTTCTATACTTGCAGCAGTATTTGCATCATCGTTAAAAGATAAAATAAATTTACCACTATTTGAACTTCCACTAAACTTTTGATATATTCTGTTTTCTATTAATTGTCTTTGCTCTGGGTCTGGTGTACCATTGTTGAAATTAATTAACATACTGGGTGCCAATCCGTTAAGAATATTATTTAAATGATAGTTTGATATTTCTTCTTCAAGTTCTGCATATTGTATCCCTCCTTGGTAATCTACTGGAGAATAATATTTATATCCTGCCTTATAAGGTTGAACATAATATATTTGTATTGCTTCTTTACCGTGTCCAAACGCTTCAATTCTTTTTAAAGTATCATTCTTTTTATAGTTTGGCCAATCTGGATGCATATAATACGCTTCTATTTCTCCTTTTTCATTACACTTCTCTGCTCTTAATGTTTCAATTGGTATATGCTCAACCCTTGCAATAGTTTTTCTGTCTTTAGAATAAATCACTTGCATTGCACATTGCCCCATTAGTTTTAAATCACTTGACAATCTTCTTACACAGTCATCGTGAAATAAAGTAATCATTTGAGCGTATGCCTCTGGTTTTTTATTACTATCTGTTGCATCTAAACCCCTACCGAAAATCATCTCTGACATTCCGTTTATAATAGCGTTATTTGTTGCACTTCCGTTATACCTATCAATCAAAAATTGAAAATAATTATTATCTTCTCCATAAGAAACAAAATTATCTGTATTTGTTTCCTTTATTTTTGGACTTGTATAGGTCGATAAATTTAAAACTCTTAAATCATTCATATTATAAAACTATATAATCATTATTACCTTCTTTTGTTACGTATTCGTTTTTATTAACTGAATAGTAATCGTTGGTGTCTTGGTTAATTGTTTGGTCTGTACAAAATACTTTATCTAAATAAATGATATCAGAACCATTTAAAAGTGTTAAATCATAATACCTACCCTCTTTTAGATTAAACGCATAAGAAACGCTTAAATAATCTTTAACAGTAACAGTATTTACACTTGCAGAAGTAACCTCATTAGTACTATCATCTCTTAATTTTAAAGTAACTGTACCTGCATAATCTCGTGGTATTACTTTTATAGTTTGTATATCTGTACTTGTGGTTAATACTTTCATATTAGTATATAGTAATAAATACTATTTTTTGTATGTATTGAATAAAAAAAAGGGTATCCGTTAAGATACCCCTTTAATATAAAGTTAAATTTAATTATGCAGTTGGGTCAATCTGAACTCCAGAAGTATCTGCTGAAATTATTGAACCAGTAACAAAATATGGTGGAGCAGTTTCTTGTGCTACAATCGTTAAATTATAACCACTTAAATCTCCCATTGCTGCACCACTTGAAATAGTACCGCCAGTTACCTCTGCACCGTGTTCTAAACCTATAACAAAATAATTACCGTTGTAATCTTCAATAGCTGCGTGAGGTCTTGCGTGTGCTATTAATTTTAATTCTTCTTGAGTTGCTTTGTCTTGAAAAGTTAAAGCCATTGTCAAGGTACTTTCATAAAAAGTAGTTCCGTTTTCTCTTGATGAGTTTATTGCAGTTTCTAAAGATGATGCACCTTTTACATCAAATTTAAACCAATCTGGATTAGTGGAGTTTGGAAAATCCGTAATCTCTCCTGCTACTATTGTAGGTGTTCCTAAAGTTCCGAAATCTGTAAAGTAGATAGTTTTTATACCACCAACTGCTGATTTACAAGGTACTTTGCGCCCAGTTGTTAATGAACAAGCCATATTTTATATTGTTTTAAATAAAAAAGGGATAGGCTAGAACCTACCCCTCTTTAATGATTATTAATTAATTACTATGAATAAAGAACGATATCTCCTCCGAATACGTGCTGTACTCCTGCGGTAAATCTCATTATTACTCTTACGTTCATATCTCCTAAAGTTTCACTTGTATCAATTACTCGTACTTCGTTTTGGTCTGATAATAAACCAGTTCCGAAATATAAGTTTGATTTTTGTGCTGCAACCATAGTGTTGTCTGCTAATCCTTTTGCAACAAAGATGTTAATACCATCGAAAGATAATTCTCCTCCGTTGTACCATTGAGTTCCTTTATTATCAGAACCATTAGCACCAATACCAGAAGCAAATCCTCCTAATGCTCTTACATATGCTCTTGCTACATTTGAAGAAACATAAAGAGTTAAATCCTCTTGACCATAAACAGAAGTTGGAATAGCATCTACAACTTTACCTAACTCAACTACTACGTTAGCAGAAGTTACAGTTCCTGCAGCTACATCAATTACATCAGTATCAGCAGTTAATTTTGCAGTAAATCCATCAAATTCTCCACTGTTTGCAGTTGCACCACTCCAGATATTTTTTTCTGTCTTGTCAGCTACTTTAGCAGATACGTGAGCAATTACAAATTCAGCAAATGAAGGTGCTAAATTATCGTGAGCAGAATAACCCATTTGTTCAGCCTCCCAAGACGCGTGAAGGTCTTTCTTACATAATTCTAAATTTACTTGAAATTCATCTGGTGTTAAGATCGCCTCTGTTAAAGTTAAAGTTCCTTGGTTAGTTACAAAGTCGCAGGAAGCATCTTTTACGATGTCATCAGTTGCTCCCTTTTGGATAACAGATTTAAACTTTACGTTTGGTAAAATTGAAATAGCACCACTATCTAAAGTTGATGCAGATAATAATGCAGCAGCGATATATTTACCACTAAATTCCCCAGAATAACTTGGGTTTGTTAAAGATACACTCATTTTTTTTTAATTTATTTGTTATTAAAGTTTATTTATTTTACTCATTACTCTGTCCAATGTAGACATCTTTCTTTTAGATGCTATATTAAATTTTACTTGTGTTTTAGGAATCTCTGCGTTTGTGTTAATTGGTTCAGCTGCAGGTTCAGATAATTCTTGTTTTACCTCTTCTGGAATTTCGTTTACAACCTCTGAAAGTTCTACTTCACTTTTAGGCTCTTTACTCATTTCTTCTTTAGGTTCTAACATTGCTTTGATTTCTTCAACCATTGATTTAACCTCTGCAAGTTCTTCTTTAGTAGCATAAGACATTTCTTCTTTCTCTTCTTCTTCTGCTTCCACAACAACCTCTTCTTCTACTTCTTCATCTTTAGCTTCTTCGCCTTCAGATTTCATCTCTTTGATAATACCCTCTTCTTCGATTACTAAAGTTTGACCATCTTCTAAAACGTATTCTCCAACTGGCAATGCAACTCGTTCATCTATTGTTACAATAAAGATTTCATTACCACCCTCAAATTTATCTGCTTCTAAAACAGTTCCGTTTTCTAATTTCATTTGTTCAAGTTTTACTTCAACTCCTAAAAGAGTCTTTACTTGGTTTAACATTTCACTTGGTTTCATATAATTATATAGTATTAAAAAAATTAATTTGTATTTTCGTTTATACTGTCGTAGAGGTTTTCCCTATTCCCTGCGCTTGTAAGCTACCATCACAACACTTTCTTGAGTATGTATTATTCTTACACAAACATCCTCTTTTACTTGCTCTAGGACTTGTACTGCTTGGTGTTGAATTGTTATTTTTTCTCATCTTGTTTTATTTTAGATTCCGCCCAACTCTTTGCAGATTTACCACCCCATAATAAATAAGATATATAACCACACGCCTCTGTATCTCCAGTTTTATAATATTCTTCTGCTCTACTTAAATAGGAAAACATACGTTTAATGGTTTCCATACTTATTGGCTTTCTGTCTGCTAATTGTTGCGCTCTTACTTTACCAACTTGTGTTGCACATTTATTATTTACTTTCTTATTTAATTCAATACCTCTTTTAGCGTTGTTACTTACTGATTGTGGATAGTCAGAAAAACTTTCCATTTCTGTCCTCTTACCTTTTTTAAGTCGTTTATCATTCTTGATAACTGCCTTTATTTGAGATAGCATAAATTCTGCTTCTGCTTCTTCAATTTTAGATAATTCTTCTGGTATAATTTCTTTGTATTGACTTGGTTTATTATGTACCCAACCTTTTTTAGTATATTTATCGTGTTCTTCTTTAGTATTTATTGTAATGCTTTCCCCATTTTTAGGGTTATACATAATGTGAGGATATTCTTTTAAACCCTCTTTAGGTCTTTCCATTTTGTCAGAAAACATCCCCTCTATAGAAAACCCTTTTACCTTTCCACTCTTTACATAATCATCCCAAACCTCATCATTGTTTACCTTAACAGAACCCATCCAAGTACCTACTGGTACATTCATTCCAAACTTTCTAGATTTATCGTGAACCTCATCTTCAACAATCCAACTTTCAACAAGTGTTAAGCCGTTTATTTCGTGTTCGTGTTCTAAAGTTGCTTTACTTTGGTTCCCATTCATTAAATACATTTGAGATGCTTTAACAACAGTCTCTTTTGAAAAATAAATGTAGTATTCTTCATCTCCGCTCTTTCTATAAATTGGCTTGTTTGGTATTAATAAAGCACCAATAAGTAATTTTCTTTCTTTGTCTGCTTCAGCTAATTCTATAATATTACTATTCAACGCAATAAAATCTTCTTCAATAGCAGGATTTTCAACAACGCTAATTGCTTCTATCCCTATCTCATTATTCTCCTCGTCTAATATTAACTCAATTATATTCATATTTGTATATAGTTAGATTTTTTTTATTTTGTCTTTTTTAAATTGACGCACCTTCTATTATATTTCTATCCATTTCTTGAGCAGTTGTAACATCATTAGATACTACAAATGCTTGTACTGGTTGTTGTGATTGTCCACCTATTGCACTTGCTAATTGATTTGTATCACTTGCACCAACTACATTAAATGCTGGAGGTATTGAAGGGATAGAACCACCACCACCTCCTCCTCCAGGATTAGGCAAAGCAGGTGGCGGACTTACATTTTTAGAATTTCCTTTTATAGATTGAATACTTTTGGCAGCACCTGCAATAGTTGCCCCAACACTTAAAGCAGCTTTTACAGAATTTATAGCGACAAATGGCATACCACCAGTAAGCGGAGAAGCAGCAACAGCTTTAGCGTTTGCAACTCCAGTAGCTGAAACAGTTTCGGAAACAGATTTAACGGAACTTCTTATTACGTCTGCAATAGCTAAAGCCTTACCAACTTTTTCTAATTTTTTCCCTCCTACACTTAAAATAGTTTGAAGATTTGAATATGTACTTCTGTATTGTTGTTCTTTATAATCTTTTTGTTCTTTAGCTATTTTGTTAGATTCATCAGTATTTTTTTGTTTTGCGTCGATGTCTTTTTTATGAAACTCATCACGCATTAATTCCAAACTTTCTTTTTGACTTCTTTCTAATTCTTCTGTTGACAAACCTTGTTCTGTTGCTAATAAAATAGCCGCATCAAATTTTTCTTTTTCTTTTTCTAACGCTAAAACCCTTTTTTCTTCTTCTGTATTTGCTTCAAGTTTTTGAATTGTTTTTTTATCTGCAATAGCTTTATCATCTATTGCTTTTTTATCAGCAGCATTTTTCTTTGCATCTGCAATAGCTTTATCATTTATTGCTTTTTTATCAGCAGCAATTTGTTTTATTCTTGCTAATTCTTCATTGTCTGCAAGTTTTGCCAACTTGTTAAACTTTGTTTTATTCCTTGAACTCTCCGCCTCTAAATTAGCAACTGCAATTCTTGCTTGTGCTTCTTTCTCTAAATCCTCTGTTCCAGAATCTGATAAAGAATTAGCTAATACAATAGCGTCTAATTTTTTTTGAGCGTTTTTAAGTTCTTGCTCTGTTTGTTTTGTTTCCGCTTCTCGGACTTGCTCAATAGCTTTCTTTTTTTCATTATATGAAGCCGTACCTCCTTCTATTATTTCTTTTGCTTTTATTAAATCCCTATTTAATTCCGCCCTACTAACAGATAACATTCTCGCAGCATCAGCCACCTCTTGAAGATTTTTTGTTGCATCTGCTGCTTGTTTAAATTCTCTTGAAACTTCCTCACCAAAACCAGAAACCGCTTCTTTACCTGCTTTTAATGCCCCTTTAAAATCTCCACTAAAAAACTTAAGAATAGCAGTACCAACTTTTAAAACCCTATCTCTTAAAACATCTATTGTCGCACCAATACCTGCCATTAGTTGGTCTAATTTTTCCCCCCCTGCCTTTGTAGATGAAAACGCTTTAAATAAAGCACTTAACCCCAATACTAAAGCTGCAACAACTGCACCTATTGGATTAGCTACTAATAACCACATTTGTTTTATTAAAGAACGTACCCCCCTTATTGCTCCACCTGTAGCTTTGTTTACTCCTTCGAATGCTGCTGCATTTCTTTGTGATGATTGTTTGGATTTATCTAATGCCTTTGTTGTGTCTTTTGTGGATTTCTTTAATTCCTTTTGCTTTTTGCTTGTTTTACCTAAAGAATTATTTAATTCATTTACATTCTTAATACCTTTATTAGATTTAACATCAATATCAATTACTACTTTTTGAGCCATTTTATTTCTTGTTTTAGTGCCTTATATCCATCTTTTAAACTAAATGGTAGTTTATTCTTACCTTGTGCAATACGGATATTTTCTGTTTCTCCGTTTGCGTGTTTTAATAATTCTAATATATTTTCTATCATAAATCGTTGAGTAATTCTAAATCAGACTTACCATTTTTTAAATTAGTTTTTATTGAGTTTATTTTATAACTCTTTCCGTTTATCACAAACCTATCCGCTAAAGTGTAATTTCTTAATATTCTCAATGGTAAATAAGCTGTTACCTTTGTAATCCTATTTGTTGGATTAAATACACTTGTTATATAATTACTGTAATAAGCTTGAAATAATGTATTTGTAAATCCAGTATCAGATGGACTGTTTAGAGTAGCGTATTCGTTATTCTCTTGGTAAAAGTTTATATTATAAGAACTTGTTGCAGAAGATAATGCAACACTATTTGAAGGTATATTATAATCTGTAACTTCTACGTTAGTGGTTGTTGATGTTAAAAAAGAAATTGATTCCCCTTGTGTTTGTCTAATAGGGTAAAAAATTAATGGTTTACCAAAATAGCTTTCATCATTATCGTCTACAAAATAACCCCATTGAATATCTGTGATATTAGAATTATTACTATCTATTAACCTTTCGTATTTTAATTGCGAAAAAGGTGTTTTAACTTTATAAATACCTCCATCTAATTTCTCATCATTTGTGTAGTTTTCTTTACCCCAAACTTTACCAAATTTCTGTGAGTGAAAAGATGCTAATTTTGTTTTAGTGTCCTCGTGTTCAAAACTTATTTCTTTATAAGGTAATGCAATGTTTACTTGACTTTTACTAACATCTACATATTTAGTTATATCATAAGAACCACCTACTGAATAAAAACTATCTAAAGTATTTACAGTAATTTCAGTTTCATTTTTCTCAACGTATGCAACAAGGTTAAAAGTTTTAAATAAACCAGATATAAAATCTATTATTTTAATCGTTGGTATTTGTTGAGTTATATCAAAAGTAAATTCACTTGTATAAACATAAGAACCAGTATTATATGTTTTCGTAGCTGGTAGTGAACCATCTCCAAACCTATCATAAGAAAACGCCCATTGTATATTTGAAAATGTGATATTTGTATTTGATTCTATATAAATAGTATAATCTCCTTTACCTTGCATTTGGTCTATTGTTAAGTCTCCGGTAACATTTGTAAAACTTAAAACCTCAATTCCATTCTTTTGCAAAGAAATAGAATATGGGTCTGTTGAAGTAGTTGAAAAAACTAATTCAGTATCAGATGTATATCTTTCCGTTTCTCCATTAATTTCTAAAGTTGTAGCACTTTTTAAATTTGTTTGTGTTAATGTATCTTCAACATAAGGAGCAACCCATCCACTCATAACGGTTTGATTAGTATCACCTAAATTTTCAACATCTCCTTTCTTTCTATGTAACCACATAAAAAGATTGTAATAAGGTGCATTGGTATTTACAAAGAAATCATTACTAAATGAAATAGCAGGGTATTTACTTTCTATTGCTTGAATTATTCTATGTATTCTAATAGCGTATTTTAATTCTGAATATATAACACCGTGAATATTACCATTTTGAAAATGTATATTTCCATCAATATTGGCAGAACTGTGTGAGTTAAAAGTTAATCTTTGAGTGTGTGTAATTAATGGCACAATAATATCCGTGTTAGTTGGGTCTGCTTCTAATTTAGCTTTTACACTTGTAGAATCATAGGTTTCATTTAATGAAACTAAACTATCCAAAGAAGCCAATGTATCATCTCCAATTATATCTTTTAAGGTAACAGTATTACCAAAGAATGTAATCTTATATGTATGTGGTTTATTATCCTTTAAATCAACTCCCTCGAGTTTTATTAACCCTTCAGTAAATGGTGAATTGTTTAATTCTATATTTGAAGGTTTTCTAATTCTTGCATCAAAACCATTTTGAATATCAAAGTTGTAATAATGCTTAAAGATTTTATTATTCGTTTTACTTGCTGGTAAACTAAACGTCTTTGTAAAGTCCGTAAATACTTTGTCAATATCTTTAACGTTCTTTATTGATTGCGTTATTGTTACGCTTTCATCTGTAAAAGTATCTAGCCTTTGCCCTTCAATATATAATTGTATCTTCTGCATTTATCGAATGTTATTTATAGCATCAAAAGAATAAGAAACATCTACTGTATAATCTACTAACCTATCGTTTACACTTGTTTTAAATGTCAAGCTATTTGTATCTAAATTTATAGGTGTTACAACAGAATTTAACTCTAACCAAATTTGTTCAGATTGCATTAACTCCTGCATTAAATCATTGTAACTTTCATCTACATAACCAGTATTGATAGTTAGCTTCTTACTTGAGTTTACATTAAAGGTTTGATTCTGGTGTATTGAAGTATCATAAACACCAGTTTGTGAATTGATAGTAAATCTATTAAACGTTTCCTTTTTAGTGTTTACTTTTTCAATTGATTTTTTAAAGAACCATAAATCTTGCAATGCTCCAAAACGATTAACAAAAGTTAATTTTATTGGTTCGTATTTACATTCGTTTAAAGTAATTACTTTTACATTTTTTGTTCCTGCTGTTGTACTTAATACAATTTCATCAACTAAATACAAATCATTATTTTGTAGGAAAGAATTTAAACAACTACTTTCTTCATACGTTCCACTATCTTCAATTACTCTTTCTTCAAAACTATCTATTGCATCAATGTACTCAAATACTTCTGTACTACTTGTTGTAATTGCTTTTGTAAATGTTTGTGAACCTTTGTACAAATATGTTACAGATGTCGTATTGTTTCTATCTACTGGCAATCTTAAATCTTCTCCATATAAAGTATATATAATATCATTTGATTGCATATACCCTTTAGTAACATTTAAGTTTGAACCTTCTTCAAAATAACCATATCCATCAATGCCAAAAAAAGTTGTAGTACCTAAATTTGTTTCTGTTCCACTTGCATTTAAGCCACTCCATCTTGATAAATTATAACTTACATTTACATTTAAATCTGATGCAGTTATACTTCCATTATATTTTATATCTATATAATCTCTTACAAGTTCAGCAATCTCAAACAATACAAAATCATTATTATTTGCAGGTTTGTTTTTTACTATTGTATATACTACATTACCACCAACTGAAATTATTATTTTAGCAGATTCACTTTGTCCAATATCTTCTGAAATATAATAGGGACTTCTTAATAATACGTTTGCCATTATTTATTATTTACTGTTGTTTTTATTAATTGCTCTACATCTAATGCGAACGATTCTACTAACTCTTTAGGTAGGTTCTTAAATGCTTTCTCAAATGGTTTGGTAAAGAATAAACTAGGTTTAATTCCTTTTTTAAATACAGTATTAGCTATTGCAAACTGTAACCCCTTTCTACTTACAAACCTTCCTTTTTTATCTCTTGTTCCTTTTAATCCTTTCCTTATAACCCATTGACTAAATGCACTTGCAGGTGGTTTCTTATTTGTATATTTAAAAGGTGTATTGTATTTCTTTTCTGTACCACTTACACCCTTGTCTTGAAACACTCCATACTGCTCCATTAAGAAACTTAATTGAAAGCTATTTTTAGAAACCTTTACATCAGAGTCTAAACTGTTATAAAGTTCTTTAGAGGCGTTCTTTTTACCTTTGGTTAAATTAGTTCTACTTTGTTGTATAACATATTTAGCAAAAGTATTTAGAGCCTTCTGTGTTTCTTTTAACTGCATATATTAATGTCGTTTTGTATAAATACATCAAAGGTACAGGCCCAACCTGCTAACTTGTTTTCAAACCTTTCGTAAAATGGTTCACAATTCGGTGTACCATCTAATTGATATAAATCAGAATGTAAAGTACCTTTACGTAAAATCATTGTCAATCTATTTAATACTGCTAATTGAGTATTTAATATATCTTGCTCATTATCATTACCTCTAAATATATCTGCTGTTGGTTCTTTGCTTTCATCTACAATATCCATTGCCATAACTGTAATGTTAAAAGATAAATACTGTTCTTCTGTAATTACATTATTTACTATAATATGCGACAAAGGAAATATAGTTTGTTTAGATAAATCTATTTCTGTTATATCTCCAGTTGTTACTGTATTGACATTTTCATCATTCAGTAATTGGTCTTTTATAGTTTCTGTAAGTTGGTAAAATCCTCTAATCCCTTGCATCTAAAATTTCTTTTTTATTTGTTTTGACTCTAATTGGTTTTTTTCTTTTTCAAATGTCAAAAACATTAAACATTCGTGCATTTTTAATTTAGTGATATCTTCAAATCGTCGAATATCTTGTTTAGAGATTGCATAAATACTTGAGTACCAACCCCATTTTTTTCCGAATTGAGCAGTACTTGTAAGTCCTCCTTCTCCGTATCCTCCAAAGAGTTCATCGTAATCTCGCACAAGTCGTTCCCTAAACGATAAAAAAAAAGGATAGAACCCAATACTGCGTCTAATGGCATAGCTTTTAAATGCTGTGTTTCTCCTGCTTCATATTCTTTTATATGGTATCTGTTGCCCTTTCGCATCTCTACTGGTCTGTAAAGCACTCCCATTGCTTTCTCGATGTTATCCCAGTCTCCTATGTAGGTATCTAAATCTATATATTCTCCGAAACTCATTTCGTCAAGGTTAGGAATAAAACCATATTCAATACCTTCTATTTTAAACGTATTTATCAATCCAGGTTTACTATCAAACATTTCAGATATAATACTTATTACTGCACTTACATCAGTAGCTTTTAAATATCTTACTTGTTCATAATTTAAGTTACAAAATATCTCTATCATCTTCAAAGACATTTCTACTTCTGATAAATCCTTTAATTTTATGTACTCTTGGTATTGTCCAAGTGTAACCTCATTTAAACTATTCGGTACTATTAATTCAACTTTCATATATGTATATAGTT